TCAAATAATATGTCATTCAAATAATATGTCATTCAAATAATATGTCATTCAAATAATATGTCATTCAAATAATATGTCATTCAAATAATATGTCATTCAAATAATATGTCATTCAAATAATAACATATTAACATTCATTTTCACATATTTTCATAGCTGCTTCGGCTCCTATATGGTACAATCTTCGTCTTTCTTCTTTTTTTTCAAATGATTTGAATATAGAATATGGATCACTCGGACATACAATAGGTATTTGATTCTTAACTTGTTTCTCTCTTTCTGTCTTTTCATGTTTCACCTGTGTCCACATTTTCAATGATAATGACATTACATACTCAATTAACTTGTACCCACTTGATCGTTCTAAAAATGGAGATGCCATACGCATTTCTTTTATCTCTTTATTTGTGTTGTGGTATATGCCTAAAACCGTTTCTGGGTCGTGACCTTCATCTAAACATGGTCGTAATGGATAATTCATCAAAACCGCTCCATCTATATAATAACTATTTTCATGATAGAATGGAGTAAACAGTACAGGTAAACAACAAGAAGCATAAATGGCATCCACCAATTTCCATGTTGGATGTGTTTTATGTGATATGTCAATCAGTTTTAGGTCTTTGTATTCTGTGGCATACATATGAATTTCGGTTTGACTATATTCGTAATATTCTGCTAAAGTAATATCAAGTGACAGTTCTTTTCCCTTTAATAATGGCTCTACTGTTTTTATCAATGCCTCTTTTCCATACATACCACCTTCTTGAATCGCATTCACGATAGATGTAAAATCTAATTTGTATATATCTTTCCATGGACGATCCATTAAATATGTCTCAATTTCCTCCAATTCATATCCTAATGATATATAGAATGCACTTATTGCACCAACAGATGTACCATGAATCGTGCGAAGTTTTTTAATATCTAATTTCTTTCTTTTTACCAATGTTACGATTGCACCTGTAAATGCAAACCCTACATTTGCTCCTCCTGACAGCACTAAATGTTCGATCATTTTAGTAGGTGGTGTGATTTTATTTATAACTCGTTTTGACTGAACAACATTTTTAGGTTCTAAACAATATAGGTTCTTTAGGATGTCCGTTTTTTTATATGCCGACGAAGAAGAAACTTCAGGAAAACTAAATATTGATGAACTATACGATAAGAAGAAAAATAGAGACATTAAACAACTCTCTATCTTTAACAAAATTTTGAATCGCATACACACCCGTATTAAAGTAACTGGACGAAATAAAAGAAACGATCAACACATTTGGTTTCAAGTACCGGAATACATATTTGGAGAGCCGGTATATGACAAGGGGGATTGTATTGCGTATTTAGTAATGAAATTGCAAGACAATGGATTTTTGGTCAAATACTTACACCCCAATACCATTTTTGTATCATGGTCCAATTGGGTACCACAGTACATACGTTCAGAATTTAAAAAGAAAACTGGAAAAATTATGAACGAAAAAGGAGACATCACGGATCCCAAAAAAGAACAAGAAGAAGATGGTGAAGAACTGGAATTAACTATGGAAGAAAGATTGTTCAATATGGGTAATGGTGTAAGTGCTCCAAAAAAAGAACAAAAACAATACACACCTATAGATAAATACAAACCTACTGGAAAATTCGTGTACAATCCCGATATATTGGAAAAAATAGACAAGCGAATGAATTAAGGACTTTTATGTTTTCTACGTTTTTTTTGCGTTTTACGTTTACCTCCATTTTGTTTATCTACTGAACCAACACCAGAAACAGAGAGATACGGTACTGGTTGTTGTATTGAATTAGTATCATTCTTTCGAGATGGAGGTGTTTTTATTTCATTTGAACTGATTGTGTTTGGATCCTTGTAAATCTGAATCTATTGAATCTGTAATCGGTACCGCTACCGGTGGATTTACCCTGTTATTAATTTCTTCTAATAATCTGAAATCAATGACAACGCTTTTACTTACATTTTGATTGGGTTGAAGTTCTACTTTTGTATGAACATATTCAATGAATTTTTCAATTATGTTATTAGAAATACAATACTTAGGTAAATCATTTTCCGCACCACCTTCCTGCTTCACTTGACATACATTGTTTTTGTACTCAATGTATAATGCATTATTTGTATCTATAATCGAACCTACTTTATCATGTTCATTTAGGCTACCCATAATACTTTTTATTTCTTCGGCTCTTTTTTCAACGTCATTATCAGTTGTTGAACCTATTACATCTTCCAACGCTTTACTAACTGTAGAACTAAGATTTTCTTTAAATTTTATATCGAATTCTTCTGACGAAAGCATTTCTGTTTTCACTTCTTGAGCTTTTGCATCTAACATCTCAATCATAGCTGGATCATTTACAATTTCTTTTATCTTAACCATTGCGTCTTCTACTGTTGTCTCAGGAGGCAACACTTTTAAAATTTGAATAATTTCTTTATTTTTAGGACTGTCTATTGTTTCTAATGTTTGTGACAACGATTCGATCGCTTTTTGATTCATTTCTTGTTGCTTTTCTGCTGTCACTTCAGCATTGTCTTCGTCTTTCTTCTTCTCATCTTCTTTTGTTGCCGAAAATCCCATAACCTCACCTATTTTTTTTAAATTATTTCTAATTGGGTCATTTTTAACTTTTGGGTCAGATTTGCTTCCTACTTTCTCTAACTTGTCAAAATAACGATCTATTGTTGCAGTAACCTGTGGATTATTTCCATACGATTTATGTATCAAATTGTTTTCAATTACGCGTTTTTTTACCTCTTGTGAAAAACTGCCATTCATTATTATGTTCATTTCCTGATTTTCATTAAAATCCCAAGGTTGAAGAGATTCATTAATAATCTTCTCTTCTATCTTCATTTTCACAGTTCCTCGAAATGAATCTGCTTTAATCATTTTAGAATCTTTAGAATCTGTACCCTCGTTAGCAATGGCAATTAAAGAATCTATAGTATTTTGTCTTCTTGTTTGAACTGCTGTATTGACTAATGCTAAAATAGCATCGCTTACTTGTCTAGTGGGATCTTGGGGTAATTTTAAATTAGCACTTTCATATGTTTTTACATAACGTTCAAATGCGGCAACAAACGGTTGTGGTGCTATTTTAATTGCATCACCAATTGTTTGAGACGCGGTATCTATTGTAGAATCCAAATCACCACCTGTCTGAACTGTTTCCATGGAAGGTTTTTTATTGCCTGCATCAGGATTTTTCTTAAGCTCTACTAAAGCCATAAATTCAGGTTTCTTACCAATCGCGGGAACCCAGTCTTCTTTGGAAATAAATTTTTTGCTTAATTTAAGTATTTCGAGTGGATCTTTTCCTTCTAGTTGTTTCTTTATTGTAACAACTGAATCCTTATTTATTTGAATCTTATTATTTTCTATTAAATCATTTATAAAAAGTTTCATTTTGTCTTCTAAATCATTCTTTACCGTATTAACAACATGAGTTTTAATATCTAACAATAGTTGTGTAATATTTATAGACATCTATATATCATGTATATTTTTAATCTTTATCTTCCAAAATTAACTTATTCATTATGTCAGTTTGGTCATCAATATCATTGATTGAATATTTTAAATCTTTATCTTCCAAAATTAACTTATTCATTATGTCAGTTTAGTCATCAATATCATCAATTGAAATTTTTAAATCTTTATCTTCCAAAATTAACTTATTCATTATGTCAGTTTGGTCATCAATATCATTGATTGAATATTTTAAATCTTTTTTAAAGTGTTGTTCCAAATGTTTGCGAGTGTCATTTGTTATTTCTTTTGTTTTAATTTGATCAAAATTGTGGTTGATTACTGCGTTAATCACATATTCTCGTAACATTTCACAATTAATAAGTTCTGCAATAATGACACTTAATTCCTTTTGTAAAGGTTCTTTTACTTGATTCCAAAAAAATTCGGGTACATTCAAATCTGCTAATTCTTTATCCGATATACCTCCTTTCTGTGTTTTACGTAAATTCTTACTATGTTTAGGTTTTGATCGTATAGTTTTAGAGTGTTTACCACCACGTTTATTAATATTAATATTAATATTGTTTGTCACGGTTTCTTCTTGTGGATTTTCATTATTCTGTTTTTTAGACTCCTCTTTATTTTCGTCTTCATCTTTTGGTTCTATATAATCATTACTTACCTCGAAATCTAGATTATTTTCTAAAACATGTCGTAATGCATTCTGAAATTCAACATACACTTTAGCTGTCTTATCACCTTTTTTCCGTTTATCATAACTCTCTTCCAATTCATTTTTTGCTTTTAGTATTTTTTCTCTTTCTGTTTCATTGTTCAAACTTTCTAATGTTTTTTGTTTTGCTTCACCTTGTTCCTGCTCAAGTAATTTCTTTTCTAGAGTTTTTTGAAATCCATTTTCTATTTGAACCAAATTTGACAAAGGAGAGATTCCCAATGCAACAGCAGCATTTATTAGTCCCTTATTTTCTGGTTCTTCTTCAGATTCCTTTTTTTCTTCAGGTGGAAATGGAAGTCCCAATATTTCCATCACCATTTCCACTACCTGAGACTGTACAGATACTGCAACCGTTTCACCAACCGCATTATAAAAAATACAAGCCGCTCTATGAACAATCGCAAATTGCATATCATCAAGTCCTGTTTTATTTATTTCACTAGTCAAATTATAACAATCTATATTAAATTTACCTCTTTCATTTTCTTCTGGACAAGTGGACATTTCTATATAGTACGAAATGATAAAATGAATTAAAACATAAAAAATTGAAATTCATATTTATGTTCATTTACAAATATACAAAATCTCCTCACAAATTATCATGGAGGTTGACACGTTGTCTAAAAGCGAATGTCCCCAAGTATTTAGCCGTAAAACTCAAAAAAAGAAAAATAATTTGAATCCCCAACAAAAAGCAAAATTATGGGAGATCTATGACCAAGATAAAATCGCCAACAAACAAGACACTGACGCCCCCTCCACTATTGAACAAACAGAATTCTGTGTTAAATGTCACACGTTGTTGATTTACGCAGAAGAAGGATTTCCAACATGTCCAAGTGAATCATGTGGTCATATGAATCAATGCATGTTAGACTATAGTCCTGAATGGAGATATTTTGCTGCAGATCAAAAGAGCAACAACCCGGATACAACTCGATGTGGCAACCCTATAGATCCACTTTTAGAAGAATCTTCGTACGCCTGTAAAATTTTCTGTACATCAAATGCGTCCGCAGAGATGAAGAATTTACGCAAATGGAGCAGGTGGCAATCCATGCCACATAAAGAGAAAATGCTGCATGAAGAATTTCAGTTAATCAGTACATATGCTACCAACTCGGGCATTCCTAAAATGTTCATAGATGATGCTAAAGCCATCTTTAAAGATCTATACGAACAAAAAAACTTCAGAGGTATGAAACGAGACGCCATGCGTGCAGCCTGTATATGGATTGCATGTTGGAAACAGAAATGTCCCCGCACATCAAATGAAATCGCAGAAATATTTCATATTGACAAAAATAGTGCCTCTTTAGGATGTTCTTGTGCAGAAGAACTATTACAAAGTCACGAAAGAACAATGGATGCGTTGGATAAATCAAATTTATGTGCACTAACTCCGAGTGCTTTTATAGAACGATTTTCAAGCAAACTAGAACTACAACCAGATCAACAACTATTAGCGAAATTCATTGCCATTCAAGTGGAAAAAAAAGAAATGATACCGGACAATCGTCCACAAGCAATTGCAGCGGGTATCTTGTATTTTGTATCGCAACATTGTCAATTACCATACACAAAAATGGATATCAAAACGAAATTAGGAGATGAAGCGAGTGAGGTCACCATAAATAAATGTTTCAAGAAACTCAATGAATATAAATCCGTATTGTTACCTAGTTGGGTGATCAAAAAATACGGTGCAATATAAAAAGATAAATATATAATATAGAATGGAACAATTTAATGATTATGAATTTGAAAACTATCTAGTTCAACGTGCATTACCAATGATGTTACAAGACCAAGTTGTGAGACCCTCATTGATTCAAAATGCAATATTTTTTATAGGTAATGATAATTTGGACATCGTACTACAAGATTATATAGGAAATCCTCCACCTATGGCACCTATGGATATGACACCACCCATGGGACATATGATTATAGATGAATTAGGAACTCCAGCAAGCTCAGGTGCAGTGACTGATAGCGAATATACACCAAATGGGGGAAAAAGGAGAAAAAGAACACGTAAAAGAAGAAAGCGAAGAAAAACCAGACAATAAACAAATACTCCCGCTCGAATAAAAAGGAGGGGGGTAAGGGGGGAACCAAGGTTCCCCCTAAATAAACTCTCACAATACTATATATTTTGTTATGCAGTATTGCCCACCACAACAGCCATGTTATCCATATCCGAAAAAAGTTAGGAAACGAAAGACAAAATATTATGATTCATCAGATGAAGAAGAGGGTTTAGGATGTCCACCACAACCATGTATGTATCCCCAACATCCTTACAATCCCCAATATCCTTACAATCCCCCTCATCATCAAACACCATATCATTACCAACCACATATACATGGACCAGTTCATGATACTTATGCTGAAGAAGAGAAAAAGAGAGAAGAAGAATTCGCACCACCCGATTATGATAACAATTTATATGATTTTCCTGATGAACGTACGATAGAGTCTCAATATTGCGATTCTATACCAGTTCGATCAATACCCGATGATGGGAGTCATAGTTGCCATCCAGAAGTTTATGGTCATCCAAGAACAAAACCACACAGTGAGTGCGATGACGAAGAAAAAAAAGAGTGCGATGACGAAGAAAAAAAAGAGTGTGATGACGAAGAAAAAAAAGAGTGTGATGACGAAGAAAAAAAAGAGTGTGATGACGAAGAAAAAAAAGAGTGTGATGACGAAACGTCTACGATATGTTCACAGGAACCAAGTGTGTGTACTGTAGAATCTAATACCCAAAGAGATACATTCATTTTGAGAGTACCAAAAAACAAAAAATGTAAGATAAAGACAGATGAACCTCACCGTCACATAAGAAATCATATGCATCTAAACGCATATGGACAGTTATTACCACATCATCCAACTATGCAACATCATGGTCATATTGGAAATTTCTAAATGTATAATATAATATAAAATGGCACCAAATGTTGTTTACATCATCCCATATCGCGATAGAGAAACTCACAAAGATTTTTTCCTAAGACATATGAAATATGTTTTAGAAGATGTTCCAGAAGAGGATTATGAAATATATTTTGTACACCAACGAGACAAACAACCATTTAACCGAGGAGCAATGCGAAATATTGGATTTTTAGCCATGAAAGAAAAATACAAAAATGATTATCTGAAAATGACATTTGTATTTAACGATGTTGATTGTATGCCGTTTAACAAAGGTCAATTGCAATATGAGACGACACAAGGGAACGTAAAGCATTTTTACGGTTTTTATTTTGCTTTAGGTGGAGTAGTATCAATAACTGGGAAAGATTTTGAAACCGTAAATGGATACCCAAACTTTTGGGCATGGGGATGGGAAGACAATGAATTTAATCGTCGAGTGTCTCAATCTAATTTACACATAGATCGATCCACCTTTTATAAAATACTGAGTAAAGACTTTATTCACATGCACCATGGTACATTTCGAGAAGTCAATCATTTAGAAAAAAAAAGATACAATCACAGAACACGAGAAGGGATAAAAGACATCACTTTGAAAAAGTACACAATAGAAAACCATATGATACAAGTAGATGAGTTTTCTACAGGAACAGCACCAAATCCAAATCAAAACTCAATTCATTTATTAGGTTCATCAGAACCGAAAAAACAGACTATGAAAATGGCTCTTACTTTAAAATAGTGAAAAACGATTGCCCTCTACCCATTTAAAAGTAATTCCAAAAGATGTTTCGGTTTCCCATACACCAGAAATGTTCAATAGTATTTGCTTCGTTTTAGATGAGCTGACGTCATTAATCCTCATTCGTTTCGTTAACAAATTATTATATAAATTCAAATTAGAATGTTGTTTCCGTTTGTTGGTAAAGTTAGCATAATGCAATAATATTTGTGTTTCTAATTTTCGAACATCTTCTAAAAGATATTTGTTTTGTACAACATCGTCTTCAAAGTAGAGAAAGCATTTATTAATGTTATTTTGTTCAATTAGCGAATATTGTATGGGAAAATAAAAATAAACTCCATTCATGGTAAAATGTTTTGAAGTATAAATCATTTTAGTAAAAATTCCATCCATAATTAAATTGGATTTTGGCTCTAAGAAATAAAATTCACTTGGGTTATAATTGTCTAAATTCAATACAAATACATTCATCTTATAATGAATACAAAATGAATGTTTATTTCGTTTTTTCAATAATCTTTTTTCATGCTACTAATGTATAGTATGAAATCAAGTAGAGAAGGACGTTTAGGCTTACAAAATACACCTTATTTTCAGTGGAAAGGAAAGACCTTTTCTCAAGTAAGCTCAGTAATTCAAAAAAATCAACCTACTTCAAATGGAAATATTTCTGCATTCTTAAAACCTATGCCAATAAAACACTATCGTCGTGAAATTGCGTCAATTGAACCTTCCGTTACCAATCCTAGATCATCTCAGTCTATAAGATTATCGATGGATGCACCTGGAAGTACAATTGTTCAGAGTGCCTCCGAAAAATGTACTGGAATTAATAAAACTTTAGATTTTCATATAGAGGATACCCGTAGTAACCGCCCTTGTAATAGTTGTGATGATACATTTGCCGGATTGCAACCTCATCAACAAAATAGCAAATACCTGAAAGACTTGTCAGATGAAACAAATGCTCGACGAAGAGTACGTAGTGCTGGTATGAACCGTCCTCGGTATGATAATAACTTAAACAATCGTCCAGAAAACTATAGATCATCTTCTCAGTATCTGCATGGACGCAACAAAACTTTCAAACAAAACCAATTCAATAATTTACGAATTGAGAATGCTAGCAATCGTTCTGAAAACGTTTATGCTTCAAATACCATACAATATTGTGGTTCAGACTCTAGTCAAACACAATACATACCTGTATATTATAAACCTAGTAATACGAAATTTGCAGTACAAGGTGCTGTAGATGCTAGCTCTCGATTAGCTAGATTGAAATATGACACAATTACAGATTCAGGTGCAAAAATGAGATCAGCACATGGAGAGCACACTGCGAATGCGTTGGCTTATCACGTACCTTCGAATGGTTATACCATTAAAGACAAAATAGGTTACCCCAATACATGTACACCAATTATTAAACCATACGGTGAATTAAAAAAATGTTAAACCTGTTTTACGAATCAGTAGCATAATACAGGTGTAATATGTGATTTCATAATTACATATTATAATATTAAGATATAACGTTTAAGAAGGTCGAGTTGGCAAATATTTATTCCCTCGTATATACTTATTACACCAGTCCAAGCATTTTTGTTTGTTATTTTTGAAATCTGTTTTACTCGAGTCACCTAATAACTGATGTATATATTCTAAACGCGGTTGTCCGAAAATAGAATTAATTTCTTCTAATTTACTCGATATAAATAATGGTATAGGACATGACAAAATCCTGTATAATTTTGTCTTTGAATTTACAACCGAATCATGTAAATTCTTTATGGTTTCTATAGTCCTATCTGTAAGATTATCGAAAACAAAATTTTTACAAACTATATATTTATCGCCATTCGTAAGATCACATACACTTGGTTTCAAAAAATACACTTTTTCATAAAAAAAAGAAATGAATGAAACTATATCTAAAGATAAAGCAGAAAATGTATCACTGTGTTTAATAATACAAGCTCCATTTCTCTTTTGTGTTAATAGTACAAAACATATTTGCCTTATTAGATTCAACGCATTTCTATATTCATCTTTACCACAACAATTACAGAATGCAATATCAATAAGATTAACCATATTTTTATAATTTAAGGTTATTGTATTCGTTACTACATGTCTACTATCGTTTTCATTGTTTTTTCGGATATAATTCAATGCTTTTATTGACATATTTGTTTCTGAACCTAAATGAATACTTTGAAGTTTATAAAAATTTTCCCATACAAAGTGCATTATAGAGTATACTTCAAGTATTTCATAATAATAAAAAGATACATCAGAGACATTTGAGTAATTATCTATCAAATTATATGGGTTTTTATATAGCATATTCCACATTTTGCATTCTATTATGCGACATTCGATTTCTTCGATATAGTGATACAAAGACGGGGATATAACGTAATGCTCATGTGGGTTGTTGCTAATATTTACATAGTTAAAAAAATGCAATGAATATTTGGGAAATAAATAATACACCATTGTTGTTATTCGTTTTTGTGGTACAGAACCGTTCTGTTTTACGTAATACGGTTGACTTTTATACATGTTCTTATATTCTTACGGTATATGTATGATTATGTTTATACTTTTATTTTTGGGTTTTCTTTTTCCACAAGTACTTAATAAAAACGAATGCATCACTCTCAGGAAACATAGCAACTTTTCTTTTCGTTTTTTGAGGCAAATTATTATAAAACATTTGAATCTCGGGGTCTTTAAATACTAATTCTTCTATTATAGGAGATGTGTTCTTTTCATTCAGTATGATTCGATCTGCTTTAACTTTTCTGATCTTTTTTACTTTCTTCGTACCTTCTTTTTCGTCTTGTTTCTTTTCTTCTTCTTCGTTTTCGATTATATCTTCAAGATCCTCTTGTTCTGTAATGATCGATTGCATATTTTTTAATGTGCTTTGTGAAAGGTCTCTTACCTTTTGAAAAATGAAATAACGATTTAAGAAGGATATTTGTTTTTCAAAACTTTGTAGTTTGAGTCCTTCTCGAACAAATAAGTCAGGGTTTTCTTGAGTATCCCTCTGCATCTGTTTGAATAAAATATCAAACCCGCCGGTTGGAGCAGATCCAGCTGATGTGGATAGACCGATCTTTCTTGATTCATCCCATAATACAAACCCGTAATCTTCCATGAGTCGAACGAAATAATCAAAGTTGACCAGGTATTCAATAAACATTTTGTCAATACTTTCTTGATACACATAGATAGGCATACCTATACTATCTTCTCCATCTGGGAATTCTTGTATCGATGAACCGTATTTCTTCTTGATTTCAAACACTTTTTTGCCATTACGATCAATACGAACCGATTCATCTTCATTGATACTTGTACCATTCGCACGTTTGTGTAATTTCTGGAAAACTTTTTTTCCATCAAAACAGGTTCCTATAAAGAACCCTTTGTCTCTTGTACATTCTGCAATGTTTTGCAAGAACGTATGTAACGTTTTTTTATTTTCAAAGAAATAATGCATTGCAAACTGACATGAACTAATATGAAATCCTTCTTTTGCAATACCATGTTTGAACGCATATTTTTTATGATCCATATTTTTTCCGTGACCAAATACAGATTGAACTAGATCTTTTTCCAATGAACTTTTAAATGCATTTCCTTCTGTACGAATATTTTTAGAACTATCTCCTTCTACAAATAATGCTCGCAAAGAAGATTTTTTGTCTTTTTTTCGTGCAGTTAAATACCTTACACATGCACCATCTTCTGCATTTGTTATATTGTCTCCGTGGTTGTCAATTCCCAATACAAACCCTACTTTAGACCGAGTCCATTTTGACAAATCGCCAGCTTTTCCTACTGCATAGTCTATCAAATTTGGAGAGGCAACATTCATACTATTACGTAAATAATTTGCAATCCCTTCTATAAGCTTCGTTTTTACATACAAATTGTGAAAATCTCTTAGCGAATTCGTTTGCAATGAATCTTTCTCAATCAAACTATAATATATTGTGTCTGTAACATCACCATTTGATACTGGATCCACACCTGTAATCATCTCCTCTGTTACTGGAAAATGAATAGACTTCCAATTGTTATTTGCGGTTTCATATTCATTCATTGGACGACCTCCTTCACGTAACTGCTGAGTTTTATCTTGACGAACACGCAATGGGATCCATTTCCAAGGACCTTTTTTGTTCATATCGTCTTTTGCATATCGAAATTCAACTATCACATTCTCTTCAAAATATTCACCTTCTTCTGTCTTCATACGCATTGCATCCGAATCTACTTTCACCAATGGAACATTACATAAGTAACTCTCAGGATAGTACGGAACGGTAGGTACAAATTTTTTCACTTCATATTTCGTTTCATCATCATGTCCAGATGGTTGTTTTGGAATATTATCATACAAAACATCATCAAATGGATTCATAAATTTATGTTTCTTTTTGTCTAATCCACAATACAAGTTTAGTGTTTTGTATTGAGTGATTGCATTCATTCGATTGTCTTGATCATGCACTATATTGCGAACTAAATCTTTTCCATCTTTGTCCTTTTCTGTTGTTACCAAAAAGTCAATTGTATTATATTTGGGAGGTTTCCACTTAAAACTTTGTCTCCATGTAAATTTTTTACCATTTATTTCATTTGCATCTCCGAGACGAGTTCCACCAACACCTGGTTTCATTGGGGTAAATATCATACCGTCAATTTCATAATCGAAATGTTCATGTTTTTCCCATACACGAAAAGTAGCTTCAAATATAGATTGTTTATTCTCATTACATGTCTCGAAATGTTTAACACGCATGCTAAATTCACATTTAGAGTTTTGTGTCACTGATTCGAGTTTCAACATTTCATGAAATTTTTGCAGTAAAGGCAATCTATATTTATCTTCCAATGCGGTATCGTCATTTGTTGCAAATGGTAAGGCACGAACATGTGCTTCCTTTTCCATACCTCCGAAATAATAAATGTCAAAGGCGGCATACAAGAACAAACGCTTTTTGTTTTTACCAAACATGATAAACTCACCGTCCAATATAGAATCGAAACATCGCTTCTCTTTTGTTTTTGATCCCGTAAATACAACTTTGAGAGAGTACGTAATCATGTATACACGACCATCTTTTGCAATATATAAAAGTGCACGTTCACCGTCTGCTTTCTCTGTTACCGTATAATCATTTCTTACATTCACGATAGAAGACAATCCTTCTGTATTTTCAACTACATTCTCGAGTTGCAATGGCACTGAATTTGGACCTACAAAGAATGGATATGGCTTTCTTGTTTCCGTCCAACTTTCTCCATACAAACGACACATATAAGAATGCATTACCTTTTCTTGTTCATCATAGGATATCGGGTATGGAGTACCTTGTAATGCAGATAATATCGTCCTTATACATGATCGGAGTTTATGCATATATTCGGCAAACTTCTCAGGTGTATTGAAATGCTTTGCTTTTTTGTTATCTAATTCCAGTTCAATTTCATAGGCTGCGGATTCACTGAAAACATTCGATTCTTGTACAGTTTCAGTTGGTACGGGAAATTTATTCACAATTCCATCTCTACGTTTATGAACATGTTTACGATTCGACTTTACTATACTAATATCAACAAATACAGGTAAATCTGGATGCTCGAAACGAACGCGATTGATGGATCGAAACTTTTTAAGAGACGTTTGCCATGTTGCATATGTGCTTAATATTGGCTGGTATGTACTGGTTGATCGAAATTCTTCTTCGTTCATATAGGACACTCTAAAATTAAAATCTGAGAAATCAATTGGCTTCATTTTCGTTTTTGTTTTTTCGTTTGTAACCAATGTTTTCCTAGTAAACATCAAATTTTTCACTTGATTGTATTTTTTTTTCATCTTTTCTAAATCGTTGTGTTGGCAATATTCCTGAATCAAATCAACACCATATATCTCAGCTCGAATGTTACTAGATCTCATTTTTACTCGACCACCACCGTCATAAGCAGGGGGGGAATATTCGTCATTACCCGGGGGTGAGTCTTTGTCAAAAATAGGAGGTGGTCCATCCGGTGTATGAATATCAAAAATAGGAGGTGGTCCATCCGGTGTCTGTGGAGTATAATAAGATTCTTTGGAACCACTCGCTTCACCTTCACCTTCACCTTCACCTTCACCTTCACCTTCAATCATATTTTTTACAGCTCCAACATTTTCTCGTATTTTTTCACCATCTTTTATTACACGATTCGGAATAATACGCAACATTTGAATTCCTTCTAATTTTATAGATGACCAACCGTTCATTCCAAGCGTTTTTACTACATTTTGATAATCAACACTTGTAATCGGTTTAGATTTTCTAGGATTTGTTCCGAAACGTATTTCCAATTCAGGTGACATATTTCGCGTTTGAAGTTCGTTTCGTACAGTATTGCAATTCACTAAATAGTGCTTTACCATATCCTCAAATTCTTTTGTGAGTGCTTTCTGTGCTGACATATTACGAAACTATATGGTATATAAAGATAAAAAAAGGATATGTTTATTATCTATTTCAATTTTATAATGGAAAAACAAATAACAAAAAATAGACCCGACTATATTTTTTCTTATTGGGTATTACTATGGTTTTTACTTTACATCGCAAAAATTATACATTACAATCCCAAACCACTGTTTGTATTTGGAATATTCTTTTCCGTGTTCCAAATTGTTATCATGTTTCTATATAATAAAGAATTCAACTACATCTTCGCATTTATTTTAGCAAATATTTTAATGAAGATATTACCATTTTACTTTTTATATAAAACAAAAGTAACTCGACAAGACTATTATGCTATTGCTATAAGTATTTTTGTCTATATTACATGGCTCAAGATAAATAATAAAAACATTTATAAGTTTTTCATTGAATACATTACACCAAGTGATGAAGGGCGAAAATCCTTCCATATTACAAGAACATTCGACAAACTACTAGGGAAAAGGTAAAATAATTTATAATGTATCATTTCAGAATAATATATTAGTAAGGCTCTCTTCGCTCACTAGAAGTTCTTAATAAATGGGTGTTCCTCCAGAGCAATGCAATGCAATTTTTCCAAACAAATCTACTTTTTTTGTCTTCTGTTCATATTTAATCCCTAACATATGAGCAAACTGCTCTAATTCTTGTACTTTGTAATTTGACGCTGCTTTAAATGGCTTCTCATAACTCATAATCCATACATAATGATCATGTATATAATCAAACGTTAATAATTGTTCGCAGGTATCAACATAATAATGTGGTCCATTTTCACGGTTTCTATACAGCACAAATGTATTGTATTTCTCTGGATTTTGTCTCAAATACGTCAAATATGTTTTTTTTTGTAAATCTACAATGTACAAATTGCACTCATAAAATGCACATACTATATACAAAGACGACCATGATAGTCTAGGCTCAGATACTATATTCGATGACATTGTAGAACAGCCTGTATTTGTTATCTTCGTTTGTAAAATGTTATTCAATTGAATTTTCCCCATACTATGGAAATAATCGGACATTGCACTCTTTTCTTTCATTTCTTCTTTTCCGTCTAATCCTACTCGGTTATATTCGTTTTTCCCGTGTTTTGCTAAATAAATTGACCAAAATAAGGGATCTTGGCATTTGCGAACATAACTTAGTCTTAGTTTACACTTATCCAATAACGATAATTCTTTTTTTTCAAATGATTCTTGAATCACTGGTTGCTTCTTAACTACTGCCTCTTCTTCATTCTGAATTTTATCATCAATACAAAACATAAACGGCATTAACGAATCTATGTTGCATTCAAAATTGTCTTTGTATAAAGGGTACGTCCAATACATTTCCTATTTATTATTGAAAATACTGCTTATATTCATTTGTTTCAGATTCAATTTTATGTAGAACATTTTTCTGCGTGTTAAGATAATCGATATATTTTTGAATATCATTTATCGCTTCTCTTGGAATAGTTGCCAAGTTTACCATTATCCCACCTTTATTCTCATTTAGTTTTATCGTTGGATATTTACGCAAAATAGTACCAATTATTATATGTTCTTTATGCTCTAATGTAGTTATTTTCTGTGACAAGTTACCTAACATTTAATGTTAAAATGATAATTTATTTAAACTGTTTTTATATAATATTTTAATCGAACTCTTTTTATATAATAGTAATATTTTAATGAAACTTTTATGGTTATTGTTTTTTCATAATTCACGATTCCAAATTAGAGACACTATACATTATAATAAACAAGATAGTCTAATATACAAATCCAATGAATTATTCATCGAAAAAAATCCAAACAATATAACCGATAAAGATGTTATATCCTTATCACCTGGTGGATTGAATGGGTTTTATATGGCGGGTGTCTCTTCATTTTTGAAAGACAATTATGATCTATCCAATTGTGTGTTTACTGGGGCATCTGCTGGTGCGTGGAATGCATTATTTATGTGCTGCAATCGAGATCACGATACCTTTGTAGAAAGAATATTCGACACACGACTAAATTTGAAATATTTAAAAAAGACAGAAGAAAATATAAAACATACTATATTGTCTTCATATACTGAAACCGATTTTGAGTTTCATAAATTATATATAGGTGTAACTTCATTTCATACCTATCACGTACAAACACACATATACAATAATTTTTATAGCTTAGAAGATGCGATTGACTGTTGTATTGCCAGCTCCAATATTCCATTTTTAACCGGTAATCTTTTCCATATTTACAACGGAATTAACTCATTTGATGGTGGATTTAGCAACTATCCATACTTGCATATCAAAACACATTTATTACATATTACTCCAGATATGTGGCATCCAAACCAAAACAGTTTTGAAACATTTTATAGAAGTTTTTTTCCAGACGATCAATATAGTACTATAGACTTGTACACAAATGGATACTCTGACTCGTTACAAAATAAGCATTTCTTAGATTCACTTTTTTGCAGTAGGCATTAACTCTCCTATTACTTCAATACAATTGTCATTCAATTCAAATCGTGTACCGATCACTTTCACACGAATTGTATCATCTTCTTTAATGTCATCGAACCCTGGTTTATTCGCAAAGTGATCTCTTATTACAAACACTGTAACTGGTACATTATTGTCGTCGTCATATACATTCGCATGAATACCTGCTTTTGTTACACTTTTTACTTTGCAATCATTTAACCACATTCCTTCTACTGGATGGCACACCTTACATTCAAATACTACGTTGAATTCTACTTTATCGCCTTTTATTATTCCACTAGAATACTGTCTATTCTTTATATCAACGCTCTTACGCTTTATATAACCCTCTGTATTACATTTACCTTCTATAAAATGAGCGATTGTCTTTTTTAAATTTTCTTTTGTTTGTGTAGTTCCTAACTCATTTGGTAACAACAATACATTCATTTCTAATAACACGGTTGAATAAAGTGCATAATTGTCGTGAGTTTTATGAATTGTCTTTGCCACTGCCATCTCGTAATATATATATTGTGAATGTATTTATATTAATTTCAATTTTTCTAAATGAGTTTTTGTTTTGTCTCCCCAATTACCCTTTTGTTTATCATAAGACAATATTCCAGGAGAATGCAACAACGATTCTTCTACAGTTAAAAACCAACATTCGCCTGTATCATGTGTTGTTTTCCTCAACAAGAATTCGTAAATAATACAAAGTGTCTCTTTTCTTATATTTTTTATTGGAATTTCGTTACTTTCTTTTGCGTCATCTTTATATCTTTGTGGTTTATCTAAATACTCTAGTATAGAATTTATACGAACTATATTCTTTGGTTTTGGTTCTTGTTCACAAAGCGATCCAAGTGCATTACGTTTTTGAAATAAGTCTTTCGTCTTAAAATTATAGCTATTTAATTTGGGAACATAACCAACATAACCAATCATCGATTCTGATTCTTCTTTCTTCTTTATTTCATTTCTTACTTTTTTCAATATATTACTCAAATTTGAAAACTTTTCTTTTATTGCAGACGACAATTTATCGACATCTACCGCATATTCATCGCTATGTTTCCATTCTTTTTGTTTCCAGATAAATAGATCATTCGATGTTTCGTTTCCAATATAAATACCTTTCGCTCCATTACTCTCTATAATGCGATCTTTGAAATAACTATAAAGTACTTCTTCAATTGTTGTATATGTTGTAACGGTGGGCTTTTGGAAGTCTGTGTCGTTCTTGAACAATTTCTCAAAACATGTACGTTTTTGTGGAAACGAGAGACATTCTATATAATGATGTGCAATGTAATATAACACGGTGGATTTCGATATTTTATGGTAGTTTGTAAGTATTTTACATGCATGTTTTGCATAATACTTGAATTCGTTTTTCATTTCTTCCGTATCTTCTTCTATTATTTTTAGATTTTCCTTTATATCATTCGTTATTTTTTCATAGTTGGCACTATCTGTTGGCGCTGGTACTGGAGTTGGAATTGGAGTTGGAGTTGGTGCTGGCGCTGGTGCTGGTGTTGGTGCTGGAGTTGGTGCTGGTGTTGGTGTTGGTGCTGGTGCTGGTGCTGGTGCTGGTACTGGGTCATCTTTTTTATTTTTATCATTTTTCACTACATTCCTGGGTTTGGGTAAAATTTTGTCTCCAATATATTGACGATCATTGGGAAATACTGGAACTTCATATTTATCAGGCAACTGTACATTGAAATCACGATGTTTATAATCCAACGGTACTATTTTATCATATAAAGAAGAATGAGGATCCGTTATCTCATTTGGTTGGAATGTAAAAATATCATCATTTTTCTGTAAATGTCCTGGTCTTCCTTTATAAACAAGAATCTCGTTTTTATTTTTCAACAATTCGCCTATTGCATAATATACTTCTGGCAAAGGATAAGGTTTTCCAATTTGTATTTCTTGGATCAACTCATTGCGTTTGTAAAACGCTCTATCTCTAAATAAATGACGTATTCTTTTTGAAATTTTGTCAAAATTTTGTCGAATATGACTTAAATTATAGGTAACACTTTTTTCTTCTGTTTCAATCTTCTTTTTATTTGGATTACATGTTATCTCACAAGATTCCATATAGTCACACTTACTTGAGAATGATTTGTCTCCAACCCGGAATTTTATCTTCTGTTTGTTTGTTGATAATTCCAATTCTACTTCTGTATCTATATTTTCCTCTGTAAAATTATTTTGTTCTATATTCAATAAACAATCCACTGCACTCTCTTTTAATACCCTCGTAATTTGTCCCACTTGAATCGCCTTTGATTCTGCTAATCTATACATATACATATCTGCTGTTTCCTTTTCACCATCCATAGTACCATGCATATAAATTTCCACATTTCGTTGAGAGAACGGCAATTGACAATGACTCTTGTTTCTTACTGCACGACCTATAATTTGTTCATTTCGACTCATATTATACCACGGATCCAATATATGCACCTGTCGAATGCATTTGAAATCTATTCCTTCACTTCCTGCTTGAGATATTAAAACTACTTTTACCAAACGACCATCTTTGTTATCTGGGTGGAAAACCATTTCTAAATCTTTTACATTGTCAGGTGAATATTCTTGTGTACCCGTAATCATTACATATTTTGCATGTAAATCGCTATTAGGTTCTTTTGGTTTCATTGTCAATGGGTCCAATGGAGGTTGTTTCTTTTTGAGCAATGAAGATACATGACTTGCGTAACAATATCGAGAGAACCCCATTTCTTCCAATGCCAATGCAACCGGCAATAAACCACCTCTCAAATATTTTGAATATATAATCACTGTACCGGTCGAATTCTCGATTGCTTTGCAAATTGAGTGGATTTTTGTACTGAATTGTTGTATGTTATCAGGATGGAATAAACGTTTGTATTTTTTCATACAATAATCTGTGTATTCATAGTTTTGAACCACAGTAACGGTTGCTTTTCCAAGTGGTTTGGTTACTCGTTCACTTGTCATTATATTTGATAAGCCCTCGTCTCCAAAAAGATTTTGAAATGGTCCATTGTACACACCCGATTGAGCTTTCACAAACTCATCCATTTGTTCCGATGGATATGTCATGTTCAACGCTGTCAATGGTTTTAATAAATCTTGAAAACCAAGTGCTTCGTTCTCCGTATCTGTGTTTATTTTACTAATTATCGCATCATAAACGTGTTTTTGATAAGACCCTATTTTATTCACATACAAATTGTCCAATACATATTTCAATGGAGATTCCTCTATTTTTTTACCATTTAACTGCATGGTTGGGTATGTGTAAGAAGACAATAATTTTTCCCTTTCTGCAAAGTTCTTTGGATAGATTCTATATGGGAATGTATATGGATTTTCTCCTCTTACATACGAAACATACCCTATTAATTTTCGTCTCAATAAATCTTTTCCATTTTCTGAAATTACGTTCCCGGCTGAATCTTCTTTCTCCTCCACAAAATTACCTTTATCATCAAATACTTCTTTCGTTTTTATAGTCGCTCGCTTATCATTCATATTCATTGTATTCACCAACCATATTATTTCCCGATCGCTATTGTACATTGGTGTTGCAGATAGAAATAGGAATCGTGTATTCTCACAATACCGGACTATTTGTGAAAGTATTTTCGATGAACCTTTCTTCTCAATCTCTGTTCTTGATATCATGTTATGAACCTCATCCACCACTATTAATCTGTGATCAAATATACTTCGTAATCTTCGAATTAACTTTTCTTTCATTTTCCTTACCTCTTTCGAATCTGAAATACGGATTGGAGACATATCTATTATCTCGGGTATTTTTTCTTCTATTTCTATATCTAATGATTTATTCTTCTTTTTCATACGCTTTTTATAACGTTTCTCATCTGACTCTGTTGCTAATGCAACTTGCTCATATCCCATAAAAGTATAATATTTTTTTATCACTGTACGTATCATGCTTGAAATCTTTTCACGTGGAATTCCGGTAATACCGGTGGGATTGATTTCTTTTAACAAATTATTTCCAGCACACGTATTTAACGCCCAAGTCTCGTTTCTTTGTTTCTCCAATTTAATTGGATCAAACAACTGTAATTTAAAATTTTCCTGTACATTCGGAGATGCTATAATTATTATTTTTTGATCTATACCACTTTGACGCATGTAATTTCTCATTTCTTCTGTTATACCAATTGCACTACATGTCTTTCCCGTACCCAATTCATGATACAATAACAAACTATTATACGGTGTATTTATAGACATGAAATTTCTAACAAACTGCTGATGGGGGAGAACTTCAAATGAAGGCTCACATTCGTCTTTTGATTTTGCTTCAATGTCGTCATAAATTGTACCGTCAAATTTTTGATTTTGAAATTCCTTTTTTGATGCTATTTTTATGTTGAAATTTTGATCATTGAGGGTTGGGTACAAAAACCCAATATCCTCGTTCGTTTCATTTTTTTTCCAAAAATCATATTCATACTTCTCGTTATCCTTTGCGATTTCGTTTTCGCTTAAACGTATTTCGTCATCTTCCTCATCATCATCATTGTTATCATCTTCGTAATTATCATTGTCATCTTTATTGTCTGTTTCTTTACTATTCTCTTTTTCAGAATTAGGGTTGCTACCTAATCCAATAGAAGACAATAAATCGGGTGAAAATATATTGTCAAATACTGATTTACCCTCTTTATTTTCTTCTTCGTTTTCTTCAGCAGGAATTAATATTTCGTTGTCTTCTACCAATTCAGTTCCACTCGGATTTGGATTCCGAATAACGGACGCTTCTTTGGCTTCCTCTGTTGTATCTTCTTTATTCTTCTTGGTTCTTCGTTTATTCTTTACTTCTAACTCTGCAATCAGAACACATTCACCTGTCTTTGGATCTCTGCGAGTTCCATTAGGACACTTGGCTTTTCGCGTTTTATTATTATTATTGTCCATTTATATTGTATCCCATTATTTTTTGTTCAATGAAAACATCAAAATACTTTGCAAACATGAATGCACATTATCGATAACTTTCTTTTTCTCTAAATTGTAAGGTCGTATTTTTTCCATGCATTCTTCATAAGTAAACCATTCTATACTACTAACCTCTGTCTTTTGATACTTATGGTGTTTTAAGCTATCCGCGTATGATATTCCCATTATATAATACTTATGACGATACGAGTTATAATTCGACCCCGTAAAGGTTTCTTCAAAGGGCACTATATTACGAATGTTTTTCAATATACTTGTTGAATAACCTGTCTCTTCAGAAAATTCACGAACCGCACAATCATAATCACATTCATTCGTATTTCTACGACCTTTTGGAAATCCCCACTCTGGTTCACTCCAAATATGCACTATATTGCTTTCTTCTATCAAATCTTTTAAATCATACCCTGAAACGTTTCCAAAAATATCAGTTACATAAAAACCATCAACCAATTCAAGAATTTTATCTTTTATACAACTGCGATTCCCACTTTTCACTTGCTCATACTTCTTCATAATTTGTTCCTTCTCATATATTGTCATTTGGGACAACATGTTCATTATACATTGTTTTTGATCCGATAAGAATTTTCCTCGCATGAAATCGACATAACCTAAAGTATCTTTTCGACGAATCATTAAATACTGTATTTTGTCTTCCACTACGCGAAATGAGATCACTCCAATACTAGTAATCGGTATTTTACAAATATAAAATAAGTGACCATGCTTCCCACAGTTGTTACAAAACAAATCTATTTCGGTTTTTGTATTCATTTTCCTTACGATTCATATAAGAATTGATTTAAATTGTTTTTTAATGCGTATTGTATAATGAAAGATCTTAATCCAGATATTTGGTTTCCCCACATATGGTTCGTGTTATACACTGTTGCACACAGCTATCCTGAATTCCCTAATCCTGTAACCAAACGAAAATATTATGATTTCATATTGAATTTTCCACTATACATACCTCATCGGGAAATGCGGAAAATTTTCATTCGGACTTTAGATGCCTTTCCGGTAACCCCTTATTTAGACAATAAAGACTCATTCACTTATTGGGTCCATTTTATTAACAATAAGGTTGATTATGAACTTGGAAAAGAAGAGCATACCTATTTGGAACATTTAGACAATTACTATAATGAATATTTACCAAAGAGCTACACTTTGTCTCAGAAGCTTGGAATACAGAAGAAGCATATTGTTTTGGGATTTATTGCCATTTGTGCGGTTTTCATATTAATGACAACAAAATGAGTTATTCATATATAGATGCGTATTGAAATTATAATTATATTGATAACTGCTGTTTTAATAGGAAATATTTATACCGAAGGAAAACTCTTCAAAAAACTACTTTCATATAAAAAATACTACCAAATGGCTGGAATCGCTTTTGGCGGTTTAGTTGCCTGGTGGTTGATGAAAAAAAATCCCCAGAAAGCCAATGAAATGTTTGCTACCTCTCATGAATATTTGAAATACTTGCCTCTTGACCAAAGTACCAGTAATATTATTTCTCCTATATTAGACTTTACCAGCAAGCAGAACTTTTCGTCTCAAATGGCGGGAGGGACCACTGCTGCCGGTGGTGGCTATAGTATGATGAATATGCTTTTGCCAAACCAGAACGCTCAACAAGAGTCTCGTTTAATGCAATCTGGAAAGAAAGGAACCAAACGATCCGTAAGTGAAACCAAGAAAAAATATGTCGCTGCCCGACAAAACTGGAAATGCGGCGATTGTAGCGAACAATTATCCGCTTGGTTTGAAGTAGATCATAAAGTACGTTTGGAGTATGGAGGGAGCAACCATATCGATAATTTAGTCGCATTATGTAGAGAATGCCATGGAAAGAAAACTACCATTGAGAACCTCTAGGGGGAACCTTGGTTCCCCCTTACCCCCTCCTTTATAGATGGGTATAGATGTGGGTGTGGGGTGGATGTGGGTGTGGGGTGGATGTGGGTGTGGGGTGGATGGTTAGGGTTGGTATTAATATGTGATTTTTTTGAAATGACATATTATTGTGTTAGTCATACCGAGGGTCCATTGATCACCAACATTTCCACATCTCCTTTCACCATTTTCATCGTATTTTTTTCTTCTGTCTCAAAATTGTTTTTGAAGGTCTCAAAGTTCTTTTGTTTTCGTGGGTCGAATTTATCTTTATTCGTTTCATATTTTTCGTCCAGCATATAGTAACCATTCGTCACCATTTTGTCGATTGCGTCTTTACGATCCACCGTTTTCCATCTTTGATTGTTCCCCATAACTGATGCATATGGCAGTTTTTTGTTCGTGATTTTTATATTGTGATTCTCTGGGTGTTGAGGATTGAAATGTAGTTTCTCTATTATTGCTGGAATCGATTTATATACACGATCTATACATTGTAATATCGCCTTGTCGTCCAAATAATCCGTATTCTCATTTCCAAACGCATTAATGTGAATATTAATTGTATTGTTTTGCGTGTCTATGTTGGTGTTATTCGTGTTATTCGTGTTATTCGAATTGTGTATACCAGCTTGTTTGTCCAATAAAAGAGATATTTGAGCTTTCATCTCTTCCCGTTCTTTTTCATATTTATCTAACCTTTGTTGCATTTCATTCATAGCAGCATTATTATTTTGCTTTGATTCTTGGTGCTTTTCACATGTTTTTCGGTGAACGCATAAACTAACTCTATGTGAATATCCCTTTCCACATATGCATGTGTATACAGTGCAATCATTAGATAAACGATTTAAATGCCGTTGTGTTTTTAAGTGCTTTGTATAATTTGCTTTACATTTGAATTTAAGATTGCATGTTAAACATTCCATATTTTATTATATATTCTATATTTATATTAATTGTTAACATTTATCCACAAAAATGTTAATATTTGCACTATAATTATTTTTATTATTGCGATTACAGCATAAAAATACACAATGTCATTTTTTTCAGTTTGATTAATAATGGATAAATGTTATCATAGATTAACATTTATCCATAAATTGCTAAAGCTTTTGTCTAATATTAATTGTTAACATTTATCTATTTTTAATGTTAATATTTGGATTTTCTTCGTTTTGTTACGTACAATAGTCTTAATGTAATTTAATTTTATATTTAATAGTATGGGGAAAATAGATAAATATTAACATATATTAACATTTATCCATATTTTTGAAGAGGGGGGGGGGAGATTTTTTTTAAATAAATTTGATATGAATAAATTCAAAACCCTGATGTTACATCGAATTTTGAATTCTAGGGTCTGGACTTTCAGAAATTTCTTGATTTATAATGAAATCGATCGCTTTTTTGATGCTCTCTCTTTTTTTATTTTCTATGATCGACTTCTTAGCATGACACTCACAACATAAAGCTTGTAAATTTTGTTCATCATCGGTACCACCATATTGTAGTGCAATCATATGATCAATTTGAAAATATTCAGACAAAGGAAGAGAGCATATATTACATGCATGATTTTGACTTTCTTTTATCTTGGAACGAAGAAAAGGGGTTATTTTACGCCGCCGAGTTTTTGTGTTAGGTACTGATAGACATATATGAGTACTGGATTGTTTTTCTTGTAAGCAAGAAATCTGATCTGTCAGTTCTTGTATCTTTTTAAGATATGATTCTCTTTCTTTTGTAAATTCTTTTTTCATTTTTTCTATTTGATCTTTCAGAGAAATTGGTTTTATATTTGAAAGATAAACAGAACATTGTTTTTTATGTCTAGATAATCCAGCACATTGAGCAAATGATTTTCCACACTGACATGTATGCATATTTTTTTCTTTACTTTCTCTCAATACATGTCCTTTACTTGTCAAGTGTCGATTTAATGCACGTTCACAGGAGTATATTTTTTTACAAGTAATGCAACTATACATAAGTGACTATAATAACTACATAATATTTTATTTTCAACCATTTTTTTAAATTAAAAAGGAGGGGGTAAGGGGGAACCTAGGTTCCCCCTGAATAGACTTTATATGACTAATATATATGGCAGGGTTTTTAGACGTTTCGTGGATGTTTGATGAAAACATTTATAAAGGTAAATATGTGAAATATGCCACAAAATATGGTGCAATAATTGCATTTACATTGTATTTCATATTATTATTCAATTTCACTCAAAAAGATGATTATGCCCTAGACGGAAATAACATAGCACTATATTTAATTGCGACGTTTATTCCGTTACTGGTATTCTGTTATTTTATATTTTCCTCGGTGGAGGACAAAAAATATTTAGGTCTTCTGATCGTGATGATCGTATTAATTTTGGTATTGCTCCTAAGATCAACATTGCCGTCATTCAATACATTTTTGAAAAAGTTCGTGTCGTTTTTCACAGACGTGACCCCAGTCCCAACCTTAAATGAAGATTATTCTTTTATTGTGCTCATGTCTCTCAAATTATTATTGGTATTTATGGTTCTAGTAGGATTATCTATAGTATACAATGTATTTTTGAACGAAGGATACAGACAAGACGGTTCACTCGGATTCATCATTTATATGATTTTCTACATTCCATGTCTAATCAGTGACTATTTGAAATATTTGTTTACAGAGTTGACCACCACACCAAGAGTAGTATATGCTCTCATAATGTTAGAAATTGCGGCAATTCTATTGTATATTTACATTCCGAGACTGTTCTCGAAAATATCATTGGGAACCGGAAAACAATTGATTGTAAACCCAACTTATTTCTACTTTAAGAAGAAAATCAGCGATATTGAACCATTTTATGACAATAACGAGAAACGTTTTGAAGGAGTAATCGGAACCGAAAACAAAATCGGTCGCAATTATTGCATTTCCATGTGGATGACCACAAACCCATCTACAATGGCAGATGAATGTATGATGTTCCGTTTTGGTAGTGATTTAGTGGATACAGATAATGATGTCGATTCACCAAGAAATGGGTGCCCATACATAGCATGTACAGCAGAAGGAAAATGGAAATTTGTAGTCTCTAATGGTGTGTATAATTTGGAGACAAACGGAGAGTTAAAAGAAGTTGATGGAGAATTTGTAATAGACGAAGAAAAAAAGAAAAAAGTGACAACTGAACTTACGGTACCAATGCAAAGATGGAATTATGTGGTAATGAACTATCATGACAATGAGGTAGATATCTTCATTAATGGACAATTGAGAGAAACAATTTATTTAGCAAACAAAGTATTGCCATTTTATAATGAAGATATGAATGTAAGCGTAGGATCAAATTCCAATGATCTACACGGGGCGATTTGCAATTTGGTCGTCTATCCACATAATCTGAATTTGACGCAAATAAGCCAATCGTATAACATTTTGAAATTGAAAAACCCACCAATAAATAATCTTTCATAACAATATACGATGAACTACACATTAATTATTTTAGGAATACTTTTAGTAGTAGTGATTTACATACTATATAAAGTTATTAGCGAAAAAGGAAAATCAGTGGTGAACAAGCTTACATCGACAGAATCAAATGGTGGTATGGCATTAAACAATCTCTCCAAACCCAATTCTTCTCGTTATTATCTAAGTTGGTGGCTTTACATAGACCAATTGTCTGCTAGCGGTACAAATATTTTTACTATCCAATATACGGTAAGTGGTGCAGCTCCAACCGTAAGCGTGACTGTACATGTAGACGAAAATAGTAAAATGACGTACAAATTGAAAGATAGTTCAGGAACAGCAGAAACTAATTTAACAATGATGGAAAACTTCCCGTTGCAAAAATGGGTGTACTGCGTATTGAGTGTGGACAATGACTTAGTAGACATTTATATTGACGGTAAAATGATTCGATCTCAAAAGATGGGATTTAAAGTACAACATCCATCTGGAGAATCTGGTGATGAAATTAAATTTCCCCAAACGGATGATGGCACTAAATTTTATTTAGCGAAAATGGAACGCGTTCCTCAACCAATGGATCCATCGAATGCTTGGAGCAAGTATATGGAAGGAAATGGTGGAAATTACTTTAGCAGATTATTTTCGAATTATGGTGCATCATTTACAATTACAAAGGACGATTTAGATGTACGCAAGTTTGACCTTATGTAATGGGGGAACCAATGTTCCCCCATACCCCCCCCTCCTTTTAGGAGTGGCAACTGAAGATGGTGAATTACGGTGGTGATCGAAGGTGGCGAGCGAAGCGAGCCATAATAATATGTCATTAATTAATCACATATTAAAAAACTTAGATAAAGGCTCGCCACTCTCATTTGCCATCCTCTCTAGAAACTCCTGAAAGGAGGGGGGTATGGGGGAACCTTGGTTCCCCCCAGGACCTTGGTTCCTCCGTGCAAATCTATTCATACATTATACTATACAATGGCAGAAAATATGGAAAAGCCTTTTATTCAGCAAATGGGAGATAAGATAAAAGATAACACACCGAGTATGAACAACATGAAAAGCAATGCATCAAATGCGGCTCAAAGTGTAGGAAATTCGATCAATGAAATGAAAGACAGTGTAAAAAACACAATGGGAGAATTTTCAAGTAAAAATGTAGTGGATGCAAGCAGTGAATTTCTAAGTTCGAATTCCCTTTTAGCAAAATTTGCATTTATCATATTGGTTCTTATTGTATTTATGATAGTTTTGAAAATACTGATGACCGTTTTAGGATACTTTATGGGTCCCAAAAGCAACCCTTATTTGATCAAGGGTGCATTGCGAGGTTCTGATACTGCTACGATTACACAAGCTCCAGGAGAAGACACAACAATACAAATAATGCGATCCAATGATCGCAACCGCGGTCTAGAATTCACATGGTCAGTATGGTTGTATTTGACAAAACCATCAAAACCGACTGCTGAAATAGCAAAATACAAAAATATATTTGTAAAAGGAAATACGTTTGACTCTACTAGTGGTTTGGCATTGACAAATGGACCTGGGATGTACTTGACATTAACAGATCCTAGTGGTAATACTGTAGCCGATGCAAATAGCCCAAGTCTACAATACGATATGCACTTTTTCATGGATCATATTGGTGGAGAAACTGTAGCTCAAAGTTACAGTCATACGGAGTCAGATACATTAGATACAGGAAGAGATCATGTGATTATCAACAATGTACCTATGCAAAAATGGTTCCATACCGTAATTCGTATGCAAAACAACACATTAGATATTTATGTGAATGGTACGATTGTAAAAAGGCACATTATGGACAAGATGCCGAAACAGAATTCACATGATATCGAAATTTCCGCCAATGATGGATTCAATGGAACCTTGTCCAATCTAAGGTACTATGCGAGTGCATTGAATGTGTTTGAAATCAATAATATTGTAACCGGTGGACCGAACTTAACTCCAAGTAAATTATCAGCCGATTCGAAAGGAAAATCAGGCAACTACAGTTATCTTGCAAATGCATGGTATAACACATCTTACAATTAATAATTATTTTTCGTTACGGTCTGATGGTGGCATTTTTTGCATAACTCGTTTTTTCACAACATTTATATCAGTATGGTTTGAATTCAACAGTGCACACTCAGTTTTATGTGTATTTTCTTCTTTTTTCCATCAGATGGAGGTAAGCGTAAATTTTCTCGTTTTATCATTTTTAATTTTAATTTTAAAATTAAAAGTTTTTAAGTAATTTATAAAAACAATTTATAGCATGAACAGTGTAGTAGACATCAATTCTTATTGCAAACAACGCAAACTACGATTACAGTACAATGTACCTATTACGCGATTTACGAAAGTATCTCCATACGGTCTCAATCTGACAAAACATGATCTTGATATGAGACGTAAAGCGGAAGTATTGAAACATTCAGGTCCACAAAAGAGTACTCAAACGAATCAATTAACAAAAGCACAAAAGTTTGCACAAACAGTACGCGGATATAGCCCTCAACAGAAGAATCTGAATCCATTTACGGGAAAATTCAAAGCAGCAGAATTAGCATTCTGCGATTCAAGTTTAAATCATGTATCAACAAGCTCATCGGATGTACCCGGTCCAATTACATCTCTCTATTTGGATCCAAGTATCCCATTGTATAATTATGCACCCCCGGACAGAACCTTTAGTGAAAATGTGAAAGAGAACGAACTACCATTCCGATTTTTTGTCAATTCCGACAATTCATCATTCTCACCAGGTATCTCTCAAAACATTGGAGCTTTAGAAATATTGGATAAAATTCCAAATAGTTCAACCGTGTTTGAATTAGTAGTTCCATATACACAAGGTACAATTAGCAATAATCCAATATTGTATGTGACGTATAATGGAAGCCCAATACTGATTAATAATTATACGTATGATTGTACGTCGTCAGAAGGTACATTATTGATAAAAAACATAACACTGTATACAACAGCGGGATATTTTTTTGAATTTGCCTTAAAATTTAATGGTGATTCAGTAATAAAAATAAATACAGAAGGAATAACCATTTATAATCCATGAACGATTTCATTATGAGAAGAATAAAATACATTTTGAAGAAGTTTACATTTTGGCATGAGCTTTCATTTGGCTTCATCGCACCAGTTTAATCCACAGCACAGATATCAACATAACTGATTGTAGTATAGTTCATAATACAATCAGTAGACAATAAAAATGAGAGATCAATTCGCATGTTGAATACCACCTAAACACATTTCTTCATTGGGAAATACCTGACCAGATAAGCATTTATCGCTTTCAGAAATGTCAATGCAACCACGCTTGTTTTGGTATTCTCCTACCAAGCACCATTTGTTTTTTGCTGAAGTGAGAGATTTCTGTATAGGATCTTCAGGTGCATCTGGCTGAGGGTCATATGATTTACGAGGACCATGACCAACCGCTTCATCTCCAATGATGATATTACCAACACTTTGAATTGTTCCTTCCGCAACATCAATACCAGCTTTAGCAGCACCAGCAGTAATATCAGCAGCGTTGTTTATAGCAGAACCAGTAGAATCGCCGACAAGTCCAAAAAAGGATTTGAAAGAAGGAGACAAACTCGAGACACCCGTTTCAATTGCGTCTCCAAATATATGCAAGACATTGATGCCAAAATAAGTTAATAAGACGATGATCAATAAAATAAAGATAAAAAACATTTTCCAATCAAAAAAGCCTAAAGAAGATGAAACCGGTTGATAGTTTGATGGTAATGAATCAGAACTGATACTATTTTTTTTCATCGATGTTGAGAATGATATAGGAGGAGGTGTCTTAGGACGATCTTTGGGTATTTCTTCCATAATATTCATCTATATTGTATCGTTTTATTTTCTCGATAAAATATTTGCGTTTAACTATGTAAGAATAATTTAGGGGTGTACAGTAATATGGCTTTTTTTGCATTATTAGAGAGCTTTTTTTTCATGTCATTGGCATTGTCTTTTTTCTTGATTCTATTGATGGTATATCATTTTAAGAAACGAGTGGATGCTTTAGAGAAAAAGAATGATACCATAGCAGATATTTGCAAAGAATTGTTGAAAGAGATTGATCAAATGAAAATGACAAAACCGCCAATGTTTTTGTCGCCCCAAAAGATGCCGTTCCCAAATACCCAACCAGAATTCAGTTTTGGTTCTTTTCCTGATCAAATTGAAATACCGTCGGATTTTAATCCAGTTGAAGAACTGTATAAACAGATTCGAGTAGTAGAAGAACAGATAGAACCACAACCTCTCGATTTGAAAGTATATGATAATCAAGAATTGGAAAACGTTGAGAGTTGTGATAGTGATACAGAGCATGAATTATCGGTAGACACAAGCGAGGAAACCTTGGAAGAAATTCCGATTCAAGATGAAAACGAAATCCAAGTAACTAAATTAGACGAATCTGAACCTTTAGATGAAGTATCTGTTATTACCGAGTCAGAACAAAAAATGACCAAACGTGCTTTGCAAAAAATGACAGTTCAAATGCTAAAAACGATTGTAATTCGTGATGGGCGTTGTACGGATCCTTCTAAAATGAAGAAAACAGAGCTTATTGAATTGATTCGAAATGCGACAGAGACAGAGACAGAGACAGAGACAGAGACAGATATGTCAGAAAGTAAACCACTTTCTTTGCAAGATTCCGAAACCTTGCCAATGAATATTGAGGAAGTAACCAGTCATTCAGTGAAAGTGATGGAACACGATTTAGGGGAAAATGAAGTGTCTCTTTAGAATGATTGAAACCTTTTCTATTTCTATTTTATAATGAATTTACAATTTGTAAGTGGACAATCTTTAGATCAAGCATATCCTAATTTACCTACATCAAATGAAGGATATCAATCAAATAATCAATACGAACACTTTCCTCCTAAAATGAGTGATGGTCGATCTGTTATGGCGTCATGGCAACCAGGTGCAGTAGTCAACGAGGTATTGTTACAACAAAACGGTATTCAGTCGAATTGGCAGTATCGTAAATTTTTAACGCAAAATAGCGAGTCAATTAAAGCGAATCTGTTTCGTGATGCCTTAAATGATGTTGGCTATAGTATTCGAAATGAAAATCCACAAATAGAACAAGTATTTCAAACACCGAAGGTATATGGTTCGTTCCAAGAGCCCATAACTCATCGCCAATCGGAATCGAGTGATTTGAAAGATATTTATTTGACTCGAGAGCAATTGCAATCGAAACAAGTGGTGCCATCTATGACACAAGACGAATTGGTGAAAATGAGAGGGTACTAAAAGGGGAACCCAATGTTCCCCTTAGACCCCTCCTTTTTGAGGTGATATTTTGGTTATAAATATTTTTATATTTGATTGTAAAAATATTTTTTTATATTTCGGATATGGTATGGTGTATGTATGGTACTCATTACGACTCAACTAAATATAGTAATTGGTTTTCTGTCAATATACGCGTATAAAAACGGAAATCGTCAATGTATCCCACTATACCAGCATTGAATGAGTTGCCATTTTTTGTACCACAAAGACAGACAACAAATTAGAAGTTGATTGTACGTGTCTCACTTGCTAAATTATCATTAGAGAATATGAAATCCACATCTGCATTTGGTGTAGACACAATATCAAACGATAACGAATGAAGACCAGGTTGAATATATCCTGACATGTCTGTATCGGAATTGAGACTGAGATCGCCGTAAGTAATCGGACCACTAATTGTGTACAGTATAGGGAGACCAGATCGGTTTTTGATTGTGAACTCTAATGTGTCACCAGGAAGTACTTCTGTAAGCGATGGAGTTATTTCTGTTGTACCATTACCCATAACTTGTGTGTTGATACTGTAATAGTAATAGTATACAGTAGATGTTGGTAAAACGTTAAATTTGACCTGAGTATACGCACCAGACTGACCTGGTGTACCCATAACGATAATGTTTTGTGAACTGTCTGTTTTTATTATATTCAATGAATCGTCTACAGTGTAACCGAACACGAGTTGTTCACCAATATTCGATGAGTCGGACTGGTCGAAGATATATGTCTCGCCTTCCGTGAATATCAGTTCGGGGGTGGTTGTAGGTCCATTACCATCATTCAAGTCGATGTAGAATACGTTATCTGTTACGGTTACTGTGACATCATGGCTTGTTTGTTCTATATATTCAATAACATCTCCTTTTAAAGACCATAAATTAATTTGAGGAGAATATTCTCTACCCATTCTTGTGCAAACTAGACAGAATGTGCTATATGCTTTTATTGGTATGGTTGTTGGCAAATGTATCAAACCACTTACTGGGAAAATATATGGAGTATATCGGCTATATTCACACGCTAGTTCATATGTAACACCATTATCGTTTGATCCTAGTAAAGCAAACCCTCTGGGTAAGCAATTTTCATAATTAATGTGACTGTTGCGAGCATAAAATTCAAAAGACTTCGGTATCATTTTATAAGGCATCTCAATCTGTAACCAGCACCCCTTGTACTCTATCCCCTCTGCTGTGGTTTTTGTTAATTGTGTTAATATTCCAGCATCATCACCTTTTGACCCTTTAAAAAATCCTGAAATATCATATTCTGCATCAGAAGCAGTGTGCCAAAAACCGTGGTTTCCACTTCCATATGACGTACTAAATGCTTTAAAGGGGAAATAATCTCCGTAATTATCATATCCTGTTGCCTTATATATTCCACAGAAATAATAACTTCCTATTTTATCTAACGTCCCTGTTGCACTATTAGTCCAACCAGTACTTAGATAATCTGTATTTGTAATATTCTGCGCTATATCTGAGGTAATTAACCCGTTTTGAAACTTTTCATATCCCATACCGCTAACATCTTTATCGAAATAATATAATGTATCCCCTGTATATCCACCTGACAATGTTAATAGTATATAAGAACCAGCTACACCTGCTGTTCCAATATAGCTGATAACTTCGTCTTCATTGCTCAATGCACTACTTGATTCATCTACAGTTGGTCCAACGACTAGGTTATATCCACTCATGCTTACATCAGAAATATTGAATCGAAATTTGATATTTTTTTCAGCATTGAATGACAAGTCCATTTGGTTATAAAATGGACCACTAGACCCATTTTCAGATAATGCGTATACGATATCGCCATATACATTTTGTACTGGTTTGACATAATAATTATGGTCGATGTAAACGGCTTGTACAGTACTAGATGATATACTGACATCGCTATTCTTTACAACCAAAGTGAAAGAACCAGCACCATTTACTAGCGTGAATGACAAGTCTGTTGTATTATTAACATAAGGAATCGTTCCT